ACGGGGGCGGCGCTGGCGCGCCACCCCGCCCTCGAAGGACCCCGGCCGCGGGATGAGTGATCCGGATCGTCCATTTGTTGGCGTGTGGGTCGGGGGTGTGGCATGATGGGGTCATGTTCAACAACGAGTCAGTTCTGAAGTCCATTGCCCGCCGCGTGTTTCCTGACATGGGGACGTTCTCGTCCGGTGGGGAGGCCGGGATCGGCCTGTGGGACGCACGTCTCAGCGTAGGTGGAGGGGTGGCGTGGTTGACAGTTGGCCTTGGCCGGGACGAGCTGTTCGAGATCCGGGTCCAAGGGTCTCGTGTGGAAGCCGTGTACGCTGTTCCTGCTGTTGTGGAATATGGTGACGGGAAGAGGGGGTACGGAACCGCATGGGCCGATTCCCGCCGCTGGAAATGTGACTGGGTCGATGTTCCGAGGGTCTCTGCCGACATCCGGGAGTTCTTCAACAATACTGATGAATTTCTCAATGAAGCGGCAAAAGTGCGCAGGATTCTTGAGGGTTCGAGTGCGGGTTCTCGGGAAGTCCCATGGTGAACCGTGGGCCGGGCGTTCGAGGCTTTTCGACGTGAGTGGCCTGGAGTTCAGGTGTCTGGTCACAGATGATCATCGTGAGCATATTGATGCGGTGGCGTTTGGATTGAATGCCGAAGTGAGTTATTTTCGCGGCTCCATGAATGTCATCTCCATCAGTAGGGATGGTGGGTATCTTGGCTGCGTGTGGGGTAAAGATTTTGGATCATTGGAGAAAGCTGTTCTGGAGGTTCTAAATGCTGGTTGATGTCTATGGTGAGCCTGATACCGCTTTGTGCCCGGCGGTTTATCTTCTGGGGATTGAGTTGATCTTCAGGGGTGGGGACACATACAGGGTGGTTGTTCACGAGAATGGCTACAAAATTGGTGACACATGCGAGAAGCGGGATTCCCGCGAGTGGGTCAAGTGGCTCAGAGGCCTGCGATGATTGGTTCGCGCGGTGTTTCTGTCGATATGATGAGTAAATATGTTACGGTCGTGTCGACGGCAGCATGACGGTAGTGGCACAAAAGCCTGGTGGTCTTTCAGAGGAGAGGCTGCTTCGTGGGGCCATGGTCCGTGTCTCTTGGAAGAGCTCGCCTCCGTATATCACAGGAGTTGAAAATGATTGATTTCATCTATCATACCCCGGATCTGGATGACCCGGTCTGCCGGTGGATGGATGAGCTGTGCCGCACGTGGTACAGCAGCTGTTTCCTGTCCAGAAATGACGAGACCAGGTTGTGGGTAAGGTTGGATGGCGGTAAACGTGTAAGGATTGAGGACCCCGGTAGCAGTCTGCCCGAGTTCCGAGAAAGCGCTATGAGGTTCACACTGCACGGAGGATCCATCGAGGAGGAGACAGCACTGAGGAGGTTCGCCAAGGGACTCGGGGCCGGGTTTGCAAGGTACGAAGCCCTGAAGGAGGAACCGCTTCTCGTGGTGCAGTGCCTGCCGCGAAAGATTGGCCTGCTGGAGGCTCTGGAGCAGGTCACCCGGTGGATGGACGGAGGTACCCCTCCCGAAAGGGCGGTGGGTGCGCAGGACCCCCTCCCCGGTCTGGAGACCCCCCCGTGCCGATGACCCCCCCCTCCCGGTGCCCCCACTGCCATGGCCTACTACCCTCTGGCAGGGGGGCCGAGTGGTGCAGCTGTGCTGTGGGGAGAGCCCGGAGAGAACGCCGCAGGGGCTGGCATGGCGCCGGATGGGATGAGGTTCCATCGGCGTGGAAGCGTGCTTGGAAGCGGGTTCGAGATGCGTGGATTGCGGATCACCCGTTCTGCGCGATGTGTGGTTGCGTAGGGACAGAAGTTGACCACATAAAAGGACGAATTGCATTAAAAACAATAGAAGATCTATTAGACACAAATGCGATTCAAACACTTTGCAGGAATTGCCACAAAAGGAAAACATATGCAACAAGGGTAAGGGGGTCAAAATCACGGAAGTGAAAAAGAAAAGCTAAACCGCGGCAACGCTCTGTTTAATATGAGTGAATTTTCGATTAAGTGAGGGGATAGATGAGAATTATTGAGGATAGCGACAATTCGGCGAATACAAGTATTGAAAGGGCCATTCCGGGCCCTGAAATGCCGATTATGATCAAACAAAGCCCGGTACTGGCAGAACTCTGGGAGCAGTTCATGTTCACCCTGTCAGAGGAGAGCGTCGAGAATCTGACCCTCGCCGATTCGTGGGCTCTGGAGATGCTCATCCGGCATCTTCACATCATTCGTGTGGCCTCTAACGATATCGTCGAGGCCGGCACAGTCAACGTACACGATGGTGGCCATAATCGTTTGGCAAAAAACCCCGCTGAGAGTACAATGAGATTCCATTCGAGCGCCGCGCTGTCGATTCTGAAGGAACTGAGGTTGACCCCTAAATCAAGGGTTGGTAGGAAATCTGACGATGAAGAATTCAATCCATTCATCGGATAAGTACTTCTCCTCCCCCCTCGAGGAGGAGATCGCGTGGTACCTCGAGAGCAGAAACATACAGGGGCGCGTCAAAGCGCCCCTGTGGCGTACCCCAAACCCACCCGATGAGGTTGACGGGCAACCAGTTAAGTTCGACCCCGCAGCTGTGGACAGGGCCCTGAAGGTTATTAGATGCTTGAAGCACACCAAGGGCCGCTGGGCTGGGAAGCCCCTCGAATTGGCGGCTACTCAGGTCGCATACATCATCGCGCCGCTTTTTGGGTGGCAGGTGTGGTCCGAGCTGGCTGGCCGGTGGATTCGGCTGCGGCGGGAAACATTCATCGAGATGCCTCGGAAAGGTGCCAAGTCAACTTTGGCCAGCGCCATTGCGATGATGATGGCCTTTGGTGATGGTGAAGGTGGCGCCGAGGTTATCATCGGCGCGGCCTCCCGGGATCAGGCCAAGGCATGCTTCCAGCCCCTGCATGATCTTGCAACCTATTCTCCTCTGCTGCAAAAGGCGGGGGTGAAGACAGTTACGAATGAGATTCGGCAACCCAAAACGTCTTCGATCATTCGGGCTGTGAGCTCGCGGGGCGAACTGGCGCATGGAACCAACCCTCATGCGTCCATCTGTGACGAGCTGCATGTTCACAAGGATGGTGTGTTGCTGGAAGCCTTGGAATCTGGTTCCGGTGCTCGTCTGCAACCCCTGTCTATGATCATCACAACAGCTGATGAGGGGCGTATCCATACGCCCTACGACAAGCGCCGATCGATGATCGAGGGTGTCGCTCGAGGGGACTTTCTGGCGCCGCGTCTTTATGGGGTTGTGTGGGCCGCTCCGGATGACGCCGATATCTATGATGAGGCGGTGTGGGACGCCGCAAACCCGCTTTATCCGGAGACGCCCAGTCCGGATTTCATGCGTGCTCAGGCCGACAAGGCCAGGGCCAATGCAGCGGATAGGGCCACATTCAAACGGCTGCATCTGGGTATTCGGGCGAACCAGAAAGAAGCTTATATTCCGGTCAAAGACTGGGACAGGGCTACCGGTAAGGGCGGCTGGGACCCGGAAGACATGGCTGGTGCTGCGATATATGGGGGGATGGACCTGGCGGCTGTGTCAGACCTCTGTGCTCTGATGTATACGTGCCCTCAGGACAGCGGCCCCACACGCGTATGGGGCCATTATTGGATCCCCGAGGCAGCTTTGGACCGTCTGGATCACATGACCGAGCTGGCAGCCACCGATTGGGTACGGCAGGGGTGGATAACGGTTACCCCGGGTAATGTCACCGACTATGATTTTATTCGTGCGCGCATTCAAGAGGATGCCGATAAGTACAAAATCATTAGCGTGGGGTTTGATCCGTGGAATTCCACGCACTTGACGAATCAACTCGTTGAAGACGGCTTGATGATGGAGAAGGTGCGGCAGGGTGCCGTGACGCTTTCAGCTCCTTTGAAGGAGCTGAAGCGCATGACGATGGCGGACCCGCCACTCATCGACCACCGCGGGGACCCCGTACTGCGGTGGATGGTCTCGTGTCTGGTCCCATATGTCGATGCGGCCGGGAATGTGAAGCCGGACAAGCAGAGGTCCCGAGGAAAAATTGATGGGGTCAGCGCACTTGTCACAGCGCTGTACGTCCAAATGATGTACAATGAGGTTAGTTCGCAGTATGAAGGAGGAGGCAGAGTGGAGTCGATTTAGTGGGTTTTTTGGACAAGCTGAGGAGGCGTCTCGGGTTTCGTGGCACTCCCGTGTACATTGGTGGGGTGTCATATGACCTCGACGAGGCGCTTCAGCATGTCCGCGGAATGACCGCATCCCAGATGTACAAGACTCAGCCCCATCTCCGCACTGTCGTGGCGTTCTTGGGCCGTAATATCGCTCACCTGGGGTTGCATGCCTACCGCAAGATAGACGCGACCGATAGGGAGCGGGACACAATCTCCAGCGTGGGGTCGTGGCTTTCCGGGCGCCGGGCCAATCCGACGATGACTTTGTACGACCTGATCTATGCGACTATTGTGGACTTGGCTCTGTATGATCGTGCTTACATGCTCCCCTACGAAGGGGCAAATGGCTGGGAAGTTTACAGGGTACCTCCGGTGTGGGTCACACCAAGTAGGAAAGACGCCCTGGGGATTTCTGAATACAACATCGGCTGGGGGGATTCCAACAGTACTGTTGTGGATCGCTCTCGAATTGTTGCCGTAGAAGGCTATAGTCCGTCCAGTGTCACTGGTGTCAGCCCTGCTCTAGATGCTCTGAGGGATGTCCTCGCGGAGCAGATTCAGGCCATGAAGTACCGGCGGCAACTGTGGGCGCGGGGAGGCCGCGTGTCAGCTGTTCTGGAACGCCCTGTTGGGGCACCCAGATGGTCTGACTCCGCCCGGGAAAATTTTCGCGAGGACTGGTACGCCAAATATACCGGGTCTGGTTCCCATGCGGGTGGTACGCCGATTCTTGAGGACGGCATGACCCTCAACCGGGTCGACTATTCCGCGACGGATCAGCAGTACATTGAGGGTGTCCAACTGTCTTTCACCACGGTGGCGAGTGTGTTTCATGTGAACCCAACCATGGTCGGTGTTCTGGATAACGCGAATTATTCGAATGTCCGAGAATTCCGCAAGATGCTTTATGGCGACACTCTCGGCCCGCTTATTGCGCAGCTCGAGTCGGCGTTGAACGCCTGGCTGCTGCCAATAATGGGGGGCGAGGAAGGCACCTATGTGGAATTCAATGTAGCCGAGAAACTGCAGGGTGATTTTGAGGCGCAGTCGCAGTTTTTCCAGTCAGCTGTGGGACGGCCATATATGAGCGCAAACGAGGCCCGGGCGCGGTTGAATCTGCGCGCTGTGGACGGTGGGGATGACCTCGTTACGCCGCTGAATGTTCTGGTTGGTGGGCAGGCCAACCCCCAGGATTCCGTACCCTCCGACTCCGGGGTGCGGAGTAAGTCCGGGGGTGGGATCCCGGATTGGGTTGCTGGTGTCGCCCGAGAATACAGAGGTGTACTTTCGGGCGGCACCAAGGGCCAGGGTCGAGCCAAAAGGCTGAAAGCTATCAGTCTTGGCGCGACGGCTCGGGCTGGCCGGGGTGTGGTGCGGGAGCACGGCCGCGGGGACTATGACCCAGATAGGACCGAGGACTACCTTGAGGCCCGTGCCGAAGGTGTGGAAAAAGCCTGGGAGGACGCCCCAGATCACGGAGATGAGGCGGCCCTGGAGTTCGGTCTTGGCCTGGCTCTGTGGGATTACTCGTGGGGCCGTCTGGAGGCGGGCCGCCAGAATGGTGCAGCGACCAAAACTTGGGTTACTACCAGTAGTAACCCGAGGGAAGAGCATGCCGCCATTAATGGCGAGACTGTGGGTCTGGACGATGAGTTTTCTAATGGGCTGAGGTGGCCTGGTGATTCGTCATCCGGTGACCCTGCCGAGGTGGCCAATTGTCGGTGTGAAGTGGTGGTGAATTGGTGAAGACAAAGCATTTTGAGCTTCAGGTAAAAACAGCCGAAGAGGGTGAGGGGCGTATCTCGGGGTATGCCTCGGTATTCGGCAATAAAGATTCTTATGGTGATGTCGTCATCAAAGGTGCATTTAGTTCGTTCTTGCACAAAATCAGCCTTAGTGGGAAGATTGTGCCGGTATTTTATGGGCACAACATGGAGGACCCGAAAGCCAATATCGGCCGGGTTCTGAGCCTTTCAGAGGACGATTATGGGTTGAAGTTTGATGCTCAGCTGGACCTTTCTGGTGACACTTATGGTCGTATCGTCTATGAACAGCTGAAGGACGGCCGGCTCGACTCGATGAGTTTTGGTTACCAGGTCCTGGATTACTCAATGGAGAAAGACGTCACCGAGTTGAGAGAACTCGAGTTGTACGAGATTTCTGTCGTGCCTATCCCAGCTAATCCGGCTGCAAAAGTTACCGAGGTCAAGGCTGGCCGGGCTATTTCGGCCAGGAATATGGATTTGATTAGAGGGGCCTACGAGGCCCTTGGGGAACTCCTCGATGCATATGGGGACGATCCCGAAATTGTCGACAACGACGGCCAGAAGGGTGTTCCTATGGCCGAAATTATGGCCCTGTTGGGCATTGAGGAGGAAAAGTGAACATTAATGCACTTCAGGCCCACATCAGGGGACTTAATGAAAAGCTCGAGAAGGCCGCGGCCGAAGCCTCTGAGAATGGGGGTTTCGGTGACCGCGTGGCCGAGGTCAAGGGCCTGGCCGCAGAACTAGCAGCTGCTCGTGAGACCCTGAATAGCCTGATGGAATCCAAGAACATTGTAGATTCCATCAAGGGTATCGATGTGGTCGAGGAAAAGTCTTCTGATGAGGCCGCGGCGCGAACTCTTGGTGAGTTTGTGGTTAAGGCTGTTGGTCCTCGTCTGGCCCAGATTAAGGGCATGCGTGGTGCTAGTGTGGCTGCCCCCGAGTGGCTGGGCCGCAAGGACAACACCGATGTCCAGAAGAACCCTGCGGCTGCCATGCCGTGGTCGACCGAGTTCGTGCCCGGTCTGGTCACTGCTCGCCGGCGTCTTCAGGTTGCAGACCTGTTCTCACAGGGTACCACCGATACGGCTGCTGTTTCGTGGCTTGTCGAGGGTGCCTTGGAGGGTAATGTCGGCTTCAAAGCAGAGGCTGAGGAGAAGCCCCAGTTCCATATGGGTGACCCGACCGCGGTTACCAGCCCGTACAGGAAGATTTGCGGGTTCGTTCAGTACTCGGATGAAATGCTGGAGGATTTCGCCTTCCTGGTGTCAGAAATCAACGGCCGCGGCGTGTACCAGTTGCAGTTGGCTGAGGAAAACGCCCTGCTGAATGGTGATGGTTCTGGTGCCAATATGAGGGGTGTCCTGAGGACCAGCGGTGTGCAGGCCCTCACCAAGGGTACTGATACCGAGGCGGATGCCATTTTCAAGGGTATCTCCGCCATTGGTCGCAGCTCGGGCCACACCGCCGATGCCATCGTGATCGGCCCCGCGGTGTTCGAAAAGCTCCGCCTGTCGAAGGATCAGAACGGCCAGTACTACGGTGGTGGCATGTTCTCTGGTCAGTATGGCCAGGACGGTCTGATGCTGTACCCGAACCTGTGGGGTCTGACTACGGTGGTCACTCCGGCTATGGGAGACAGTACGGCACTTGTTGGTGCCTTCAAGAGCGCTGCTACTCTGTACCGTCGTGGCGGTGTGCGCGTGGAAACCACCACCAGCCACGCGGATAACTTCACCAAGGACGTCGTAACCACTCGTCTCGAGGTTCGCGAGCTTCTGGCTGGGCGCCAGCCGCTGGCTTTTGCGGCTGTCGACCTGTCGAAGTGAGGCGTCATGGATATCTATGAGGTCCTGCTGCACGGTAATCCGGTGACGATCCAGCTGTCCCTCGAGGACGCTGAGCATCTCGGTGTTGCCCCGCAGCACGCGGCGGAAGAAGCTGAGGAAGAGGACAAGCCGCGTGGCAAGTAGCCTTATCACCCCGGCCCAGCTGGCAGAGGCTAGCCTGGGCCGGGTACCTGAATCCAGCCCGGGGCTCTCGGGCTGGATTCAGCGTGCCTCCGACGTAGTGCGTGACGTATGCGGTTGGCATATAGCCGGGGTTGAAACTCATGCAGTGATCATGGATACGCATGGAGGTAATACACTGATCCTGCCGACTCTAAGACTCATCACCCCACCTGTGGTGGCTGTGGGTGATGAGGAGTGGGAGCTGGACGGCTGGTCCCCCAAGGGGATGGTAAGGACCAAGCGGGAGTTGCCATGTCGTTTAGGGGCTGTGACCGTCATTATGACGCACGGCTATGAGCAGGTGCCGGGGGCTGTGGCGTCGGCTGTGGCGTCGATTGTGTTGGCATCGTGGGCCAGTCCTCTGGGCAGGACTCAGGAGGCTGTCGGTTCAATTTCCGCGTCCTACGGTACTGCCGGAGGTCAGCTGGCTGTCAGTGAGCCGGTGCGGCGTGTGCTGGGCCCATATACTCTGAGCGAGCGGCCATGAGTGTCGTATCGCATATGACTCAGACCATTATCGTGGGGGCCCCAGAGCGGAAGCTGAACCCGCGAGGTGAATGGGAGTACGGCAAAGTGCGCACTCGTGGGATTGTGCCGGGGTGCTCTGTGCAGCCTGGTCTCATGGACGGTTTGGAGGGCTCCTATCAGGGCGATGGGAAAGTCGCCTACACGGTGTGGGCGCCCCCGGGGGTGTCTGTTTTCCGGTGGGATTTGGTAGCGGTCCTGACAGCTGATGTCGTGGCCCGCTATAAGGGTGTCTATGACGGTATTTGGGAGGATGAGCTGGTTCCTAGATACCGGGTGGACGCGCATCCTCAGGTGTGGGATTCCGGGACGATCTTGGACCATACGTGTCTGTTTTTGGTCGGGGCTGATTGATATGGCTGGTGGTTTGACGAGACTCGAGTTCCATTACGAGTCTTTTGATGCCATTCGTAAGAGCGATGGCGTGAAGGATAAACTCCGTCAGTGGGGTGAACAGATGGTGGGCCAGGCTGGCCCAGATGATTTCGAGTATTCGGAGTACGAAGGGGTTCGAAGGGCTAGGGTCACGGTACGTCCGAAGACCTATAGAGGTGCTAAAATGGAGGCAACTGACAAGGTGCTTACTACGGCCTTTGGGAGCCTTTCATGAGTGTGACTATTAGACCCGATGTCGAGACCGCGGTTATTCGATATCTGAACTCTAAGACTGGTGTCCGGGCCTTGGGCAAGGCCGATCGTATCGGTAAAACTCCGTGTGTTGTTGTCCGGGCGACTGGTGGGGAGGTGCTGGACCCGCGGAGATCGGTACATCAGATATCGGTTTCATGCTGGGGGGTGAGTCCTCAGGATGATTATGGGGCTTTCCAGCTGGCCGCCAGGGTTCTGAAGCTGCTGGAGGAGCTCCCAATTTCTGGGTATGTGGGTAATTATCCGTGCCACAACTGCCGCGTGGTTGTTTCCGCCTATCCGGACCCAGACCCTGATACTGGCATTTCGCGGTATTCTTTCGCTATTCGGCTGCATGTGGCCGGTATTTCTATCTAGGAGAGACAATGGCTGTTAACAACTTGAACATTTTTGCCGGCAGGCCGGACCAGGCCGTCACCGGAGCTATTCTGGCGTCTCCCACGCTCCAGGGCACTGCCCCGACTCACGCAGGGGACACCATTCCGTCTGAGGCTGTGGATGCAGGTTATGTGTCCGAGGATGGGCTTGAATTGACCGTCGAGCGCTCGACCAATGACATCAAGGACTGGTCGGGAACGATCGTAAAGAAGATTCTTGAGACGTTTTCAGGCGAGTTGAAGTGGACTCAGCTCGAGACTAATGAGCAGTCACTGAAAAATTTCGCCGGCGAGGCCAATGTTGAGGTCACCAAGGCGACCTCGTCTACGGGTACTCGCACCACTGTTAAGATTAAGGCTGATGAACTGCCCCATAAGTCCTGGTATTTCAAGATGAAGGACGGCAAGGCGCGTATCCTAATCTTTGTGCCGGATGGTCAGGTGACTTCCACTGATACGATTACTTTTAGCGCCACGGACGCGATCAAATGGCCCGTTACTCTGTCCTGCTACCCGGACAAGCATGGTAACTCTATCTATATTCTTCTGGATGACGGGGTGGTGTCGGCATGAGTGACGTTTTTGAGCTTAGTAAGGTCGATCTTAGCCAGTCCGAGAAGTTTCGATTCAAGGTGCCCGGTGAAAAGAAGATTCGCGAGCTTCCGAATATGAATAGGCTTCCAATCGGGGCGCGTTTGGGATTGGCCGAGGCCGCTAAGCCTCTGGCCAAGGCACAGAAACGAGGTCGTGAGCCTCGACCTGAGGATGTCTCTGCTGCGGCCGAGGCTCAGGTGAAGCTTCTGGAGCGGTTTTCACCGGGTATTTTGGAGCTCATCGATGAGGCTCAGGCTGCTGAGCTAATGAGAGCTTGGGCAGAACATTCCGGGATTTCCATGGGGGAATCATCGGGCTCCTGAGTATCGTGATGGCTCACCATATTGCTGTGGAGGGTGAGCTCATCTGCAGGGGCCTGAGACTCAGGGATGTGGGGTCGGATCGCTGTACGTGGTCCGACCTCCGAGCCGTAATATATACAGCTGATCCGGGGTCGTATTTGGCAGCAGTTCTGGGTGTCCCCTGGGATGCTTCTAACTACATGCTGGCAAATGTTGTAGATTTGCTGAATGCAGGTAATTGGCAGCGCGGCGGGGACAAGAGTAAACCGCGGCCGAAACCGATTAGGAGGCCCGGTGAACAGGATGATTCGGCGCAGGTATTCGGTTCAGATCCGATAGCCCCAGAAGAGTTTGAAGGATGGTGGACCAATGGGTAGTGTCGAGCTGGCGACTGGCTATTTTCAGCTGGTCCCGTCCATGCAGGGTGCCGAGAAGCGGATTACTGATGAAATATCGGGCGCTGTGGCCGCCGCCTCGGATAGCGCTGGTGAGGCTGGGGGGAGGAGGCTCTCCGAGAGACTGGCCGAGGGGCTCAAAGGCTGGGCTCTTCCGGCTTTGGCCGGGGGCATGCTCGCCGGGCTCGGTAAGGGTCTCTATGAAGTCGGAAATGTGTTCGACAATGTGAATGACACCATTCGCGTGGGGACCGGCGCTTCTGGTGAGTCCCTCCAGAGTATGGTGGATATAGCCAAGCGCATCGGGCGGTCTGTCCCGGCGGAGTACTCCAAGATCGGCGCCACTGTGGCAGACCTCAACACCCGTCTAGGGCTCTCTGGGGAGACTTTGGAGAAGGTGGCTTCCCAGTATCTGGAGGCTGGCCGCCTGCTTGGCCAGGATGTCAGTATCCAGAAAACAACCGCAGCCTTTTCGGCATTCGGCATTCAGGGGGATGCTGTATCAGACGCTATGGATAATCTATTCCGGGTGTCTCAGGCCACCGGTGTGGGTGTGAATGAACTGGCAGCCGCAGCCCAGCAGGCTGCCCCCTCGATGAAGACCCTCGGATTTAGTTTCGAGGATACTGTCGCTATGGTGGGGGCCTTTGACAAGGCTGGTCTAAATTCCACAGCAGTTATGGCGGCCCTTAGTAAAGGGCTTGTCACCCTGGCCAAGAAGGGTGAAGACCCCAAGCAGGCTTTCCAGCGTGTTACCCATGAAATTCAAGGCTTTCTGAACAAGGGTAATGAGGCTGCCGCGCTTGAGCTAGCGTCCAAGATTTTTGGCACCCGTGGTGCCATGCAGTTTGTGCAGGCTATGAAAACCGGGCAGCTTTCTGCCGGGGATATGATGAAATCCATTGGCGCTACTGACGACTCCATTCTGGGCCTGGCTGAGGAGACAATGGATTTCGCCGAGCAGTGGCAGCTACTCAAGAACAGGGCTTTGGAGGCTCTGGAGCCCTTGGGGTCGGCGGTTTTCACGTGGCTGGGTGATACAATGGCAGAGCTGCTCCCCAAGTTTCAGGAGCTGGCTGGATGGGTTAAGCAGAACACGTGGGTTTTCAGTGTGCTGGGAGCTCTTCTTACCGGCCTAGTCCTTGTCGGTATCTATCAGGTTACTGCGGCCATTTGGGCTGCCACAGCGGCGATGTTGGCCAACCCAATTACGTGGATTGTTACGGGTATCGGCCTTTTGGCTGCTGCTTTGTACCTGCTTATCACCAACTGGGACTCGGTAGTTCAGTGGTTGAATAGCGTGTGGAAAGCCTGTCTCGATTGGCTGGCCAGCGGCTGGGAAGGCGTCAAGCAGGCCTTCGCCGGGTTTGGCGAGTGGCTTGGGGGCCTGTGGCAGAAAATCGTTGACGGGTTCAATGCCTTCGTGGAGTATATCGTCACGATGAAATGGGCTGAGGATTTCTCGAATGCCGCCATCAAGGGGTTTGAGCTTCTCGGTGAATTCATCGGTAATCTGCCTGGAATGATCCTGGATGGTCTGGCGTTTCTCGGGGACCTGTGGCTCAAAGCTGTTGAGTGGTTTGGGGCTTTTGTCAAGGCCGGTATCGACGCTTTTCTCGGGTACGTGAAATGGCTGACGGAGCTTCCGGGTAAAATCATTGCGGCTATCGCGGATCTTGGCCCAAAGCTATGGGATGGGGCTGTCAGGTGGACCGGCCAGTTCCTCGAGGGCGCCAAGGGCGTGTGGAACAATGTGGTGGAGTTCGTGTCTGGTATTCCATCGGCCATCATGAAGGCTCTCGGCGACATGGGCAGTTTCCTACTCCGCTCGGGCGAGGCCCTGGTGAGTGGATTCCTGCGGGGTATCCAGAACTCGTGGAACAAACTCACCAGCTGGGTGTCTGAAGGTATGTCCAAGCTCCGCGGTCTGTGGCCGTTCTCCCCAGCCAAGTGGGGGCCTTTTTCCGGCAGAGGGTACGTGACCTACTCCGGCGAGGCTATCGTAAGGGATTTTGCCGACTCGATTGCCGGCCAGCAAGGCTATCTGGAGAGCCGGGCTGTCAGTATTGCCGAGACTGCCAGAAATGTTATTCCGGATGGGGCCGGGTCGACCCCTGTGACTGCGCCAGTTCGCTCCAGTAATGCCACAATCAACACCTATAATGTTGACCCGTATTCCACAGCAGTGGCAGTGTCCCAAGCGCTTAGGAGGCTGATGTGACTAGAAGCGTGGTAATTCGCGGGCTGGATCTTAATGACGGGGGCGGATGGGTGACCTCGGAAGTATCCATGTGGGGGCTTCCCGCGCCTGTGTACACATCTGGCCAGCGAGCTCAGCTGGACGGTGTGTGGATGACCGACCCCTACAGCGGGGCCATGTCCGGGGGTATTTCCGGGCGCTACATCGGGGAGTCTCCTGAGGGTGCCCAGGGGGCTCTCCAGCTGCTGCGGAAAACACTCAGAAATGGTGATTGTTGGCTTTCTGTGCGGACAGCCGCGGGATGGCAGTCCATCATGGTGCGTCGTAGTGGTGAGCTGAAAGTAGGCTTCACCAATGACGCGAAGGTTTTCCATTGGGACACTCAGCTAACCGCGTCTGACCCAGTGTGGTTTCGGGGTGGGCAGGGGCCCGATGGGCAGTTGGATTCCAGTGGGTACGCGCGGCATGAACTCCGGCTGCACAAGGTAAGCGGTGGCCTCGTGTTTCCATGGGTGTTCCCGCTGCGTTGGGCAACTGCTACTACTCAGGGTGAGGTCACTGTGTATGTGCCGTATGCGGCTCGGCTTGTGGCTGAAATCACCGGGCCCGTGGTGTCGCCGTCACTTCTCTTCACCGGGGCGTCTCGGGCCTACGTCCTGACATGGGACGGCCTCACGCTGGGGTATGGAGAGAAGCTGGTTGTGGACCCCCTCCGAAGGTCGGCTCTCCTCGGGGGCGATGTGCCGGCTATTCCGTCTATCCGGGAGTGGCCGGAGTCACTAAGTGATGGCTACTGGACTATTCGTTACTCGGCGGCGGAGTATAATCAGACTAGTACCGCAATAATCACGATAAAGGAGCTTGTGTAATGGCCTTTGATCCGGTTCTTCCAATAGGCAATAATGTTGCGATCCAGCCAGCGGATTTTCGTCGGTCCGCTGTGGGCAACACAATGACCCATGACGCCCACACCAATGCGGTCAGAGCAGGTGTCTCGTCTGGTTTTGCAGTGTCGGTGTCTGGGCTCAGCGCGGTGATATCCGCCGGGTGCGCGGTGGTTACCCCGGCGCTGAGTACTAACGGGTCGTATTGGGTGTCTTCTGGGTCTTCCAATACTGTCAGTATCCCTACCAAGCATGCCACATATGACCGCATCGATATCGTGGGTCTCCGAGTTTTGGATGGGTCGGCAGATTCTTCGGGTAAGTATGAGGCAGCGGCTACTGTGGTGCCAGGTACGGCGTCGCCGTCACCGCAGGCTCCGTCGCTGCCTACTGGGGTGCTCCCGCTTGCGGAGTTGCGTGTCCGCTCGGCTGGTGGTATTTCTGCCACGGATATTAGGGAGTATACGGCAGCGGCCGGTGGGGTCATTCCGGTGGTTAATACCGATGCACCTAGCGGGCCGGCACTGCGGGTGGGGACTCCCATTTATGTGACCAAGCAGGGGTCTTATCTGGTGTGGACGGGGTCGTCGTGGCGCCGTCTCGCGTACGCGGATGAGATGCCCAAGGTGCCGCAGATTGCCGCGGGTAGTGTATTGGTTGGCGGCCCGGGGTCGTACACCAAAGTGGTGGCGTTCCCTCCGGGGCGTTTCCGGAATCCTCCGATTGTGGTGGCCACGATTAATTCCCCGGCGGGTAATGTTGGGTGGAACACACCCAAGGTTTTCAATGTCACAGCATCCGAGTTCTCTATGTTTGTCGAGACCGGCGCGCAGGTTGCGGTGAACTGGGTGGCCACGGACAATGGGTAACCCCGGCATCAGGTGGATATCGTATGAACGCACCGGGAGGGCCATTACGGAACTCCCGGGCGCAATGATATCTGGGAGTATCTCCCACATTATGGGCAGGTCGGATTCGGCCCCCCTCAAGCTCCCCGTTTGCGCCCGTCTCCCCCCGCTATGGCAGGTTGCCACGCAGCCACTTCGGGCTATTCTGGCTGGTGTGGTTGAGTCTCATGGGGCCTACTATGTGGTGTGGGCCGGCTGGGTTGAGAAACGTATTTTCGGATCCGGCGACACCATTGAGCTGGGGCTGCAGCCTGCTGAGGGGTGGCTGGCACGGAATTACATCGAGGCTGGCGAGTATCGCGGGCTGCCTTATACGACTATTGCCCGGAAAATTGGCTTGAATCGTTTGGCGCAGGAGTTTTCGGGTCATGTAGAGGAGGACCCCGGCCGGGTAGGCGACAGGACATACACGAGTGACCAGGATATGACTTGTTTGACCGGTCTGCAAAATCTCATGTCGTCCCGCGCTGGTTGCGAGTTCACGACACGATGGTCTATTGGTGAGCGCGGGAATCTTGAGTTTGCTGCTCTGGTGTCGGATCGTCTCGGGTCCCCCTCCGTGCGTGGCGTGCTGGCTCGCGGTGAGTGGACCCGCACAGAGGACTATACGGACGGGAAAGGCGCCACGATCTTCACTGGCACGGCGAATCGTGAGGGCGATGAGCGGTATATGTATACGGTGCAGGCTGAGGCTTATTTGGGTGCGGGCTTTCTCCGTGTGGAACGACGGTGGAGCCCGGATACCGGCTCGAAAAACCCGGGTGTCATCCAGGGGTATGTGGATGCTGCCATGGATACTCAGAAAGATGGTACGAATTCGTACGCCATCGAGGTTCTGTTGGAGGACTGCATCCCAACAAGGGATTTCGAAATTGGTGATACTATAGACGTAGAGCTACGAAATCCAAATCTTCCAGAGGTTAATACTAATTTGAGGGCGCGATTGCTAGGCTGGGTGGCGGACCCGGGCCCAGTGTCTGGGCAGATACTGAAAATAAAGCCTATTTTGCAGGGGGTAACTAGTGGGTATTGATCCTAGATCTATTGACCGCCCCGCGGATGACGCTGGTTTGCGGGCACTGGTTGACCGTGTCGATATGCTGGAGTCGAGAATGGCCGAGTTTGCGGCCACCATCGGGTCTGGCGACATCAGGATGACCCGCGGAACTCTACATGTGTCAGGCTCGGCTATCTTCGATGGCACATTGGAGATCGGGAAGGGCCTGATCGGCCCAGACGCTTTGCGCGAGCAGATCAACGCCCAGTCTTACCAGGCATCCAATGATTCGTGGCAACCATCGTCCAGCTGGAGCGCGGCGTCTGTAGCGACTGTGCCATGTGTCCCGTGGGCTACGCGGGCGGTTGTGATGGTGGGGGGTACGATTGCCCCACGGTATGATGTAAACCAGGCCGCTGGGTGGTGCTACGGCCGGCTACAGTGCGGGTCCAACTACAGCCCGCAGATGATGTCCATGATGGGGTCAGCGGATGTCCCTGCCGCGATCATGTGGCCGTTCTATTTGTCCAGTCTGGGCCAGTATTTTACTGTCTCTACCGATGCCCGGCTGGCATCGGGTGGGGCTCTCACTGGTGGGTACGCAGCTGTTAGTGCAGTTGTCTTGTGGATGAGGTGAGTAGTTATGAGTTACGGGTGTATTTTGGTGGCCGATTGTCCTTCGTGTGGGGCTGTCGGTGCACGCATGTACGTGTGTGGTAAGGACGTGTGGTGCGGCCGGTGCCACACTGAGGTTGGAGAGGAGAACGCATGGCCTGGACTCTCGCGCCTGCGCTAGGAAAGCTGCTAGCCGAGGTTGATGCTCTGTGGCCGAATCGTGACCGCAGCTCGGATGGGACTATCGGCGACGCGGCGCATCAGGCGGGAATTAGCGAGCACAACCCGGATACTAGGGGGGTCGTCAGGGCAGCGGACATCACCGAAAGAGGTGTAGATATTCAAAGAATATTGAACGCCTGCATCGGTGACCCACGTGTCCATTATGTCATCTATCATGGCCGTATTTGTTCGCGCACATATGGATGGACGTGGCGTCCTAACCGTGGGCATGAGCATCATATGCACGTGTCCCTACTGAACCGCACGTCGGGGAGGTTCCCATGGGAGGACGTGACGCGTGCCGCAGACAACACCGGCACATGGTTGCACAAGAATAGTAGCGGCTCCTCTGCTGGAGGGACCACAGGAAGTGAGGTTGAAGTGGTAACACCTGAGGACATTGACAGGATCGCGTCTGCGGTGTGGGCCGCGGGGTTTGGCGGTGGCCGAAAGGCATCGGATCTGCTGGGGCGGGCAGCTAACCCGCCGGAGGACGAGGCCGCATATATCGCGGATCTGGCAGCCCAGCATGTGTGGGCCGCCACCTTCGGGGACTCACCTGACAATGCCGGTGCGCGGCTGGCTAAAGCAGTTTCCCAGACAGGTGATATTATGCGTGAGGGCCCAGTTTCTCTAAGACAAGAGCTCGCAGATACCAAGAGCGGTGTCCTGAGGCTTGAGGCGCGCATGGATCGTATCGATGCAGCCCTGGAGAAACTGCTGGCCGCTCAGGACCATGCCTCCTGAGATATGGCTGGCGGGGGGGGAGGGGCCCGGGGCGGGGGTTGGCGGGCCGGGGGGGGGGATTATGGG